AAGACATAATACGTAGTTAGGACCTCTGCGGTGTATTTTACCAACCTGTCCTTGCTCAGTAAGAACCCACTCACCTCTTTTATAAACTTCGTTCTTATAGAACTTATCACGAGTGATGTTTGCTTCCGCAACTTTGGATTTCTTAGTGAAGTCTGAAAGACTTTTCATGAATATAGTTGTACATATCAAGTTTATTTATAAACCCATTCCCTTTCTAACTTCAATCATCAGTTCTAACTTCTCCTGTATTGTCAATGTATCTGGAATTCCTGCAATAAAATCCGTAGTATTTTCATTCTTTGCTGCCTCTCTCATCTTACTTGCGGACATTCCTGCTGCACCATCCGCGTCTGGATCTCTCTCACCAGCTGACTCTAATTCTACACTATTAAATGAGTATTGGTCACTTCTATTATAGTCTTTTACAAATTTCATACCACCCATTCTGTCAGAACCTACCACAAATACCACATCAGTATACCCTTCCATCATAAGACGCTTCATAACATCTATTGCTGTCTTGCAACATGCTTTATCATCTATATGGTCTGCTGCCCACGGAAACATCTTCTTCAAATACTCTACTTTTGTCTGATATGGTAAAGGATCAGTCTTTGGTTTGACACTTTGAGACACCACAATCCACCAGTCATCAGATCCTGCCTTGGATTCTACTGCTTTAAGCAGTTTTTCATGACCTATAGTAGGAGGATTTAACCTACCAAATGTAGCGTAAACTTTTTTCATTGTGGTTTATCTCCGTTGACCCAGTTTTTTTCTACATTAAAGTTTGCTACACTAAATGATAAACGATCAACTAATTTGACTGCGTTATCTCCATCTTGTATAGCAACATAACCTTCTGGTGCAGTAATATCATATCCATTCTCTGTTCTAAGATATGTTCCAAACCTTTCACCCTTTTCCAATTTACGTATAAACATTTCTTTTGCAGATTGTAATGCAGAATATAGATTTACTGTACTCATAAGTGCATTCTCATTTTCTTTTATTAAATCAAGACCATCATATAGTTTATTTAATTTTTGTGCTTTACCTTTTGGTGTCTTTAATTTATCTGCTGCCTTCCTAACTTCTGTCTCAAAATATTCTTGAAACTCTTTGACAAATACCTTATCAGAAGGTAGTTTTTTACCCTCACGCACATATTTGTTAAAGAATATCTTTAGTCTAGTGCCTATGACTAGTTGATCTTTAGATTCTATCTGTTCTGCTACTGTATTTAAAAAACTAGATGCCTTACTTAAAGATGATTTACTGGTAGTTTTTAATTTTGTTAGATTATTTTTTTCATTTGGAGTTAATAAAATATCTTTACCCAATTGACCTGTCTCTGCACTCAAAACTAAGACATTTTTAGTATCATTTAATTTAGATACATCGTATCCAAAAGATGCATTCATACTACCTATGTCGTTACCAGAGTATGAAGTATGAAATACCACACCAACCTTTGCTTTTAGTGCTTTTGTGTATAATTCATCCTCTTGCGGTATACAGTAGGTTATAGTATTAGGTTGAAATATAACACAGTTAGTTCCTTTTATATTTTTCTCAATTTTATCATCAGTAAATAGCAAATCACCCTGTGCTACACCTTGTATGCCTAGTTCTGGTAGATATTTTAAACAGTCTTTGAGTTTTGCAGCAAGACCTGGTGAATTACCATGATTATAATCTACATCTTCCTCTGTAAAATTGATTTTTGCATTGACATTAAAGACTGATTTTGTACCTACAAAAAATTTCTTTGTGCCAGGATACATGCCACAAAAAACAGCGGGTGCACCGTCCCATTTAGTAGTAATTTTGAAATTATTTTTCTGTTTTCCTGTAAAAACTCTTGCTAACTCATCTAAAAACATAAAAGCATCTCTTGCACCTTGTTCTCCATCTAACAAGATACTGTCTTCTAAGTGTTCTAAGTGAGTATTTTTAGACATTAGTATATCTTTGCGAAAGGACCGTATCTATCGCTCTTACCTCTACCAACTTTCATTGCAAGAAAAATCATATCAGAACAAAAATCATCTCTTTCACTTCTAGACATCTCTACCATAACTTTATGCAACCAAGTTATCTGCATCAATTTGCTATTTGCAACAAATGGTTTGGTAGTGAATACAAACAATATATTATCAATTGCCACATTTTCATCTTTGACCTCAATATCAACACCTTGTTGAATTAAATCTTTTATCATGCTTCTATAAGTTTCTATCTGTGGTTTAAACTCTTCGGCACTTCTAGGATAAGATGTGCTTGATTTATCAAAAGATAATCCATGATCATCCATAGCTCTAAGAACAAGTTCAACAGTTGCTTTACCCAATCTAGCAGCACTAGCTCCTTTGGAAGTAGGTTCCCATTTTAATCCACCAAAACTTGTTGAAGAGTTTCCTTTAATTTGAAAATCATGTTGTGCTCCATTACCCTGTTCTACAACAAACCTAGTGTCTTGTGAGGATAGTGTCTTATCTCCTGCTTTATCTTTTTTTGTACCCATTTTACACAAAGCATAACTAAATTTAAACTCCATTGATTTTTGATCAGTGAATGATTGTTTAGTATCATTGTAAAATTTAATCCTTGCACTACCAGATCCTATTTTTTTAAGAGATATACCAAATACTTTTTTACTATTGAAAAGAACTCTCATCATAGCATTAAACTCTTTTAACCTTGAGTCAGTTTTTCTTCCCTTTCCTCTATTCAATATTCTATTAATAGAATCTCTTGCCTTTTGTTCGTCTTCTATCAACCAAATGTCTGCAGGATCCCAGTTATCTTTTTGAGTTATACCAAACTCAGCAACTATGCCACTAACATAGTCCATAAATCCACCATTCTGGTTAAACTCAGTAAATTTTGGTGTAGATATCTTGTCTATCAATACATGCTGTTGTTTATGAAAACTTACTAACCACTCCTCATCAACTTCTTTTAGTTTACCGTTGGATTCTCTGATCCATATCTCAGTCAGTTCGTCCATCAAATTTTTATCTGCTTTCATATTTTCTAAACTACTATATTTTTTGCTGTTTAGTTTTATAGCGTACTCAAAAACTTTTGCAGATCCAAGTTCTTGTATTTTTGTCATCAGATTATCATTTACTAACTTGGTAGCAGCAGCACCGCCACTCTCCATAAATTTTACTTTTTGCCTACCAATTTTATATGTTGCACCAATCTTTCCTGACTTATTTTCTGCTGTTTTATCTCCATCAAATCCATCTAAAATTTTACTAATAACACTTTTAGATGATTTAATAACATTTTGACTACCGCTAGGCCACTCATAACCATCTTCAATAAACCAAGTTGCTTTATCTCCACCACCTAAATCTAATGCCTTTTCAAGCTCCTTCTTTTCTGAGGGTTGTATCTTTCCCTTTTTTAATATTTGACTGTATTTAATTTGTTGAAGTGCCATAATGCTATTTAGAAGTGCTTCCAGTATTGTGGAGATAGTAAACCAGATTCCGTGTCAGTTCTATGTTTAAGAGTTAGAACAATATCGCCCGCAAGACTAATTCGTCTATGCTCTCTAGGTTCAGCAATAGTATAATGTTCGAGAGAACCAGGAAACATAACAATATGCTCTGCTTTAGGAGTGATTCCATAAGTTGATGTGTTGCTAAATTTATTTTCTGATGAAAACCTAAAAGCATCTCCAAACCATTCATTAGGATTTCTCTTATGAAAAATTATTGGATCGCCAGGTGTTTGAATGTAATACACATATGATATATGTGAACATGAATGGTAGTGCATCGGAACTGTTTGACCAGGATCACATATAGTAAACCAAGTCTTGACAAAATTAATTTGAAATTCTTTTTTGTCTACGTCAAAATGCTGTAAGTATTCAATAACAGATTTCTTAATCTCTCTAAAGAAAGGTATAAGTCTGGTGTCCTGATGTATCAGAACCTTACCATTAAGTTCTCCTGTTATTCTACCTGTTGAGTTATCAAACTTACCATCTTCAAAACTTTTGTATAGTGATGGTAAAAATCCTTTGATTCCCTTCTCATATATGATTAAGGGGAATGCTTGATGAAAATTAGAGATCGTCTGCTGCACGGTTTTCGGAGTCATGGATGTCAAAACTACCGCCAGGATATCTTTTCTCTAGTTTTTTGATGTTGCCTTCAATTACCTCATCAAATGATATATCTAGTGCCATGCATGCTTGTGCTACATACCACATAACATCGCCCAACTCAATAATAAGATGCTTTCGATTGTCGTCTGTCCAAGGTTTACCTTGAAATACCATCTTCTTAATGATCTCAAGAAACTCACCAGACTCAGCAGACATGCCAACAGCAGCAGTGGTAAGACGTTCAATATTGGCACCCTTTCTGTCAAGTTCAACCAGACGATCAGCAAGATAGACAAAATCTTTACTGGAATCGGATGTGACACCATCCACGAATAAGCAGTACTTATCAAAATCTATAGTCATGAAATTAATTGCATAGTTTCTGGTAACCAAACATAGTCTAACTCACTATTTGC